CTTTAACGCCTGGCAATATTGGGTCCATTCGCGGCGGTCTGTTTTGTTCATAGTCTATGCTCCTTCATATTCGGCTTTGCGTGACAGGAAGCCGGGGTCGTTGTCGGCGTTGTATTCCATGCAGGCGCGTATCGCCTCTGCTTCTGTCTGCACATGACACAAGGTTGTCTTGCGGCCTAAATGCGGCTCACGGCCACCCGGCCATTCGGGGTTACGCTTCCAGAAATTGCGTACGAAAACATGATAGTTCATAGTTCTTCTCCCTCTTTGGTTGGTTTAAATAGACTGATTTGATAGGACCGGAAAGGGCATGATTGGATTAAACACGGATTTCCTTCGTTCAAATTATTTGCAAGGTGCACCAATACAATTTCACACTGTGGGCAAAGAGGCTCACCTTGTATTTTTCGTTTTCCGTTGACCATGTGGCGTTTGGGCAGGTTCATATGCCTTCGCTTGGCCGATACGGTGGCAATGTTCTTTCGCAGCCTCTTGGCAATATCCTTGATAGGTGCGCCGTCTGCCCACATATCAGTTAGCGTCTTTTCCATTTCTGCGTCCCAATGTCCCATTATTCGTCTACCCCTTCCATGAAGGCTTCAACGGCTTGGTCAAGAATACTGCGGGTGGTGTGTACCCTGACGGCAGCGCGTTCGGTGTTTACCGTGTCGGCGTCTTTGATGGCGTTTTCTAGCTCGTCTGCCAGCCACTTGATGAAGTCGGGTGTTGCTGACCAATGCGGGGTGAACGTGTCTTCTGATGGATGAATGGTGGCCTTTAGCACCCCGAACTTGTTAGCCTGTGCGCGTGCATGTTCCATTGCTTGCTGGTTAGTTCTTTCCATCAGACGTTCCTTTAGTCGTTGTTGAACAGGTAGATCACAGCCCACATCGCTATCAGCGGCAACGCATACCAAAGAGCAAAAGGGATGGTAATGGCGATAAGAACAGCAGCGAGAGTGCCGCTGATTTTGTCATATGTTGACTGACGCATTAGCCCGCCTCATTTGTCTGTATTTCAACGCTGGTGTACAGGTCTCCAAGTAGGGACCTCATCGCTTTGGCGTCAATTTTGTCCCTGAACCAGACACATTGAAAATCGTCATACCGAGAATAGTAGACCTGGTTGGAATGCATTATGTCCTGCATCAGCTGGCCAATCACATCGCTGACATTCAGACGCAACCACCATCTGTGAGTAAATATGCGACCCTCAATATTAAGCCGGTGCATGTTCTTTGTTTCAGGATTGAGAATGGACATTGGACGTTCCTTTTTGTTTAAAAGTCTTCGCGAGAAGCGGAAACTATGGCAGCAATGATAGCAATGATTACGACGAAGACAACCCGCATGAGGAACCATGCAACACGGATGGCAAAGTAACCAACAACAACTACAAGAACGAGTGTTAAGAAATCCATTGTTGCCCCTATGCCACGTTGTCAATGGCTATTTCTTCAACCTGCTTAATCAGCGCCGATGCATTATCAACGCCAAGAAAATATTCCAGTGCAGCAGGAAAGGTTGCAAAGCACTCGTCGCCTTCTTCATTGGAGAGTTCCACATATTCAAACATCGCTGAATATTCGTACATCACACCCCGCGCACCATCGACGACCCGTTCTATCAGAACAGAACATTCTGACGCGACATGGTAGTAGTGGCCGAGACTTTCAAAGTCGGTTTGAGCGCATGTATATTCGAGATTGGACATTGGACGTTCCTTTCGGTGACTGAATTTGGTAATCTCAATAATCATAATACGCAGTTAAAACTAAAAGTAAACCCCCGTTTTAACTTTTTTCTGTGAGGCAGTATGCGACACTATGAAAGAACCACAGAACCGGCAATTGACCCGATTACCGTTGATGAAGTGAAGTCAGCAGGGCGCATTGACCACGAAACCGAAGACGGCCTGCTTGCAATGTATGTTACGGCTGCTGTGGATGCTTGTGAGAAGTATTTGGGCCGCGCCCTGATAAGCCAGACCTGGACGCTCTATTACGACGAGTGGCCGAACAATGACGAGCCGTGGTGGGATGGCGTACGGGTGGCGTCACAGAACGTGTTGAGTAGCGAAGCCGATGTGATTGAATTGCCTTATGGGCCGTTGCTATCGGTGACAAGCATTTCCACATTCAACACCAGCGACACTGAAAGCACTGTGCCAACTGATGTGTATGGAGTGACGACTGGCATTAGTTCACGCGTTTATCTGAAAGATGGGCAAGTGTGGCCCAGCGCAACGCGCACCCGTGACGGGGTAAAGATTGTCTATGTGGCTGGCTACGGCACCGACTTCAACGATGTGCCAATGGCAATCCGCCAGGGCATCATTCAGTTGTGCGTTCATTGGTACGAAAACCGCGAGGCAACAGTTGATGTGAACGTCAACAAGGTGCCCAACATGATCCGCAAGATATGGTCCCCGCATAAGGCCATCCGATGACCGTAGGAAAGATGCGCCACAGGGTAACACTCAAGAACCACCCTACAACGGCGGTGGGTGCTGGCGGTGTTATATCCCAAACAGAAGACGTTATCGCTACCATATGGGGCCGGGTGCAACCAACATCGGGCGTGCAGACAAACGCCCATGACCGTTTGGAATATCCTGTAACGCATACGGTGACAACCCGCTATCAGGCTGAATACAAGTCTGCTCGATTTATCACCCACGATAGCCGTTCATTCAAAGTGCTGGGTGTGCAAGAAGAAGAAGAACGGGGCCGCTGGTTGGTGTTCAATTGCCAAGAAGGTGTGCCGCAATGACCAAGGTTACAGTCACAGGCATGGACAAGCTGGAGCGCCAGTTGGAAGCAATCACGCCAGCCATTCGCAATGAAATGAAAGGCGCAATTTCTGATAGCCTGCTTCGGGTTCACCGTGCAGCGGTCAAACGTGTGCAAAAAGGCCCAGCCACGGGCAAAATATACAATCGCCGGGGCAAGCCGCACCAAGCTTCAGCACCCTATGAAGCGCCCATGTCAGACACCGGCACTCTTGCCAGGTCAGGCCATGTCGTGCAGGACAGTGACGGCCTTGGCGGTGAGGTTGTGTTTGATGCTAAATATGCTCGATACTTGGAACTTGGCACCCGCAATATGGTTGAACGCCCCTATCTGTTGCCTTCGCTGCGTGATAACGAAGACTACATTGACAAGCGCACAAAGCAAGCCGTTCGGGATGGCACCAAGAAAGGGGGCCGCAAGTGAACGCATGGGAATTACAGAAGGCTGTGTACACCAAGCTGACAGATGATGCTGGGTTGATGGCATTAGTCACCGGCGTTTATGATTGGGTGCCAGAAGGCACCGCGTTTCCATATATCACTATTGGTGAAGGACAGTTTAACGAGCGCGACAACAAGACGCATAACGGCATCCGCACAGACCTGATGGTGCATGTATGGTCAAATCGAGGGATTGTCGGTATAAGGGGACGGGACGAGGCAAGGCAGATCGCCCAGGTCGTATATGACCTTCTGCATTGGCAACCGCTAACGATTGAAAATTACGATCATGTTTTCACTAAATGGGCGTTCGGTGAGACAATACTAGACGTTGACGGTGTGACGTATCATTCTGTTCAACGGTTTGAAATTCTGGCCCACGAAACTTAGGAGTTTGAAAGATGGCAGAACAAGCAGGTAAGGACATGCTGTTGTATGTCAGCGATGGTATGTCCGGTTGGACGGTCTTCGCTGGCTTGCGCCCCACTCGTATCGCACTGAACCGCGAAACTGTGGACATTACCAACAAGGACAGCACCAACCACTTCCGTGAACTGTTGAAGGCAGCAGGCGTTAAGTCATGCTCATTTGCAGGCGGTGGCGTTTTTCTTGATGCGGCTGTTGATGAAACAGTCCGTGCGGATTTCTTCGCTGACACTGAAACCGACTATCGGGTTCTGGTGCCTGACTTCGGCACATTTGATGGTGCGTTTCAGATCACCAACCTGGAGTTTGAAGGCGACTACAATACGGCGGTCAACTTCACCATCCAGCTTGAGAGTGCAGGCGACCTGACCTTCACTTCGGTATAGGTGACACATGGCGAACGCAAGAGGGACAGTTCACCTAGTCATCGGTGGTAAGAAACGCGGCTTCAAGGCTTCATTTGAAAACATCGTTGCAATTGAGCAAACAACT